TTTCAAGCAGGAAAGAAAATGTTGATGTGATTTTATAGTCCTCTAATCTGCCGTCATGGTATAGGTCTGATTTGCCTGAAAGTGTAACGCCCTCAAATTCAATAACCAGCTTTTCTTCTGCCAATGCATCCACTGGTTTGCTCTTATCCAGCACTGCATGACAGGCTTGACCAAGTAACGCCCACAATCTGGAGGAGCAATCCTCTTCCAAAAAATCCCAGTGTTTAATTTTTAACTGTCTGATTTGAGGCGGAGCAATTAAGTCTGTAACGCTGTACCTACTTGGTTTTGGTGGATAATTAAATGCACTTACAGCTTTAACAATGGCTTCGGGTAGATTGTGGACATTAGTGAACTTCATATTCTACCAATTTCAGATATTTCTTTAGAATTTCCAGTAAATCACGGTTATCTGAGTTTTTATGCGTTTTCAGGATAGCATAAATTTGTTCGGCTAAATCTGTCTTGCCTTGCTCATAATCTTTTGTCATTTAGAACGCCTCCTAAAATAAGTTTAATAGTTTATTTTCTTCTACAAACTCTAATGCCTTAACATTAATAGCTTCCATGTTTGTATCCCTTAAAACACTATGCCAAATGCTACGATGCAACTCTTTAGGTATATAAACGATACGGTGTTTACCAATGTGATGTCCTTCTGCACCCTCAAAGTAAGTGTTTAAAGGGATAAAACCTAATTGTTTCCGCCTGGCATTTTTCCTACGCTGGACTTCCTTCCCTTCTGGTGTTTGTTTATAAGTCTTTTGCTGAATCTTTTTTTCCTCCCGATGTGTTATATGAAAAAGTTTATCATAAGCCTTCCTTTCTTCCTTATGGGTTTGTCTATATGCCTTTGTCTTCGTCTTCTTTTCTTCACAATAAGCAAAATAGTATGTCCTTGCCTTAGCATTTCTCTCCTCCCGATGAGCTAAATTATAAGCCTTGCTTTTCATCTTTATTTCTTCCTTATGAGTCTTCTTGTAAGCATTGCCATAAGCCTTTTTCTTTTCCCGATGAGCCGCCCTGTAAGCCTTATAATCTTCCCAATGAGCAAGGTAATAAGCCTTATCATATAATTTTTTCCCCTCACGATGAGCTAAATTATAAGCCTTACTATAAGCCTTGGCTTTTTCGGGGTCTTTTTGCGGCATTTTTTGCCTTTCTCTTTTTATCCCAATATGCAGATTTGCAATGAGGACATATACGCACTTCTTCCTTGCGGGGATTCCATTCAAAACCACATCTCTTGCATTTGAGTTGTTTGATTATCTTTATCTTCATACTTTTATAGTAACACTTTCAAAGAGATTTGTCAACTACTATTTTCCCTTTAGAACGCCTCGCCCAACTCTGCCGGAAACTCATCCTCTTCCGGTATAGTTTCAAAGCCGTAACTGTCTGCCGTGTAACTCCCAAATTCAACCAGTTCCAAAACCTGAACAGCATTAAGATAGAGATTAATACCCCCGCCAAAAGCCTCATATTCGTTTTCCAGATAGCTCACTTTTACCTTTGAACCATTACCTATCTTCACATCTGTCATGGTTCTACCATGTTTGTCAAAAACATTCGGTTTGAATTTATCGGATGTCTTGAATGTTACATAATACCGCCCTGTCGGTTCGTCATTTGCGTCATATTCTTTTTTAAGCGGAGATTGAGAACCTACTTTCTTAACCGCCTCTGACAGATTCTTAGCCCATGTGTTCCATAACGGGTCTTTAGGGTCAAAAACAACATCAATCATGAATTTTGCTTCGCCCTTTGCTTTACCTGTTTTAGGGTCAATAAACGGTGGTTTCGGGGTTATAAGATACGACCAGCGAGCTTCACCGAGAGGTGTTACTTTTCTTTCTCTTTTTTCTTTCTCTGCCATTTTACTGTTCCTCCTTGTCTATTTTTATATTGAGTTTCTTTGCAATATTTATAAACAGTTCCATTTCTAAGACAAATTGCAGCGCATAGCCGTTTTGCTCAACTGCTTTTAAGCATATCTGCTCAGTCTGCTCTTTGACAAAGCACAGCGCATAGCCGTTTTGCTCAACTGCTTTTAAGCATATCTGCTCAGTCTGCTCTTTGACAAAGCACAGCGCACCGCCGTTTTGCTCAACTGCTTTTAAGCTCGCTTCAATACCTATAATTCTCCTAAATATAAATGCCATTTTACTCCTCCTTATCTCTTTCGTTCATTATTTCTTCACTTGCCTGTTCTCTTGCCGCCTCAAAAATATTCTTCATTTTCTCTATACACCTTAGCATATCATCCGTGTAATCAAGATGATAATTTTCAGTATTACCGATTAGCTCCTCAATTTCGTCGGTTAGGAATTTAATTTCCTGCCAGTCCACCAGTTTCATCGCCCTTTTTTCTATCCGGTTTTTAATTGTCATGTTTAACCTCTTTTTTCCTTCTCGGTTTCGGATTCTTGGCAAGATGATAATCCTTTGCCAAATATTTCAAAAAAAACTTTAAAACTGTAATACCATAAGGTTTCGTCATTGCCTTCTCTCCTTTCCTGTTTGTAGGCTTGTAAAATCATAACTAATTATTGCTGTCCGATTTTTTTCGGAACAGTCTTTCGTCGGTGTGATAAGCAGATGTCCAACTGTTACTTGCTTACAGTCTTTTACAGCACTTTCTATAAACCTCTTGTAGCTCTCGTCATTTTTCTGCCCGATAAACACCAATAACAAAACCATACTGCCGATTAGAGAAATAATAATTATCAGCGCCGGCAGCCAATGCACCCCGATAAAGTTTTTAGGAAGTTCATACCGTCCCTTCACTCCCATATTGCCTACTTTCATTTTTCCCCCTCTATAATTGTTGCAATTATTATTGTAGCCGCAACGAAAATACTTGCTTGTATATATTCACCTATGCAAGTGTAAACGATGGCGAGAAGAAGACAAGATGCTTCACACAAAACTGAAAACCCCATTAATTTACCCCCTGCGCCTCTGTTACATAATAGAGGCAGTAGTTAATTTCTATGACATATCTATAGGCGATATATCTCATTAAAACAACCTCTTTCCCTCTTGACATTTTGAATATATTATTATAGTTACCGGCACATACCACCCCACTGGCAGAGAATCAAAAACAGGGTCAAAGCCCAGCATTTCTTCAAATGTCTCATTGTCCATATAGTGCTACCCACCCTGTTGAACCTGCAATTATTTTATTGGGAGATTGGTCTGCTTTATTGGGAGATTGGTCTACCCCATTCTTAATTAACCTATATCTATATTGTCTGTCTATGTATCTGCACTCTACAGGTATATTGTTTACCGGCGCTCTGAGTTCACTCACACATTCGCCTGCCGCACAGACATAGGCGTTATTTTGTATGTCTCTCGTTGAATGCCAGTTACCATCTCTCAACAGGGATAACACTCTCTGAAGACGGAGAGAGCTTTTTAAACGGGCTGCGTGTCTCATATTTTAATCTCTATAACATTTTTCTTTTTCATTATAAGGTGTTTTTATGGGCGTTAAACAGCCGAATTTGTTTTTTATGTTCTTCAAGCCTATGGCGTTTAGATTGTCTCACCATATCTCTCCACACTCGTTGCAGAACATTTCACCGCCTGACAAGTCCCTATCAAACGGACATATATCCGTGCTATCACAGGCAGGGCATTCATCTGCCGGTTCAGTCTCTTTATTGTTTTCGTATTTTTTTGCCCTTATGTTTTCAATGTCTGCCATTCCTAACAATATCACAGTTAAATCTTTTTGTCAAGAGAAAAATAGGTTGACAAAAATTAATTAATTATGGTAAGGTGTATTATATGATGAGAAAGGATATAAGCCGACAAAGACGCTGGCAGCTTAAACAACGCAAACTGGGGAGATGTGAATTATGTGGTAAAAAAAATGCAAGGGGCTACAGAATGTGCGCAGTGCATGTGATTGCTAATAGGCTAAGACAAAGGGCAAAGCATAAATGTAATCCCAAAAAACCCTACGGCAGAGGCAGACCAATAGGCGGCAGTAATGTCAAACATAAAATCGCAGCGCAGTAAGTTATTTGAGACCCTCCTCACTTGCGCTAACGGGACTGGCAGGGTGGAAACATCTTGGTGAGAAGCCGAGACCAAGAACCCTTGCCAGCCCTAAAAACAATGCTTGACAAGAAAGTTTTATTGTGATATAAAAATGAACATGAATTATGCGAGGGTTCATAAAATAACTTTTCAAAAACAGCAATCCCCGTCTAAACGGATATGTCGCAATGACATATCTGACCACATGCTCGCATCATGTGGATTGTTAGGCGGGGATTTTTGTTTTTAAGGAGACTACATGCAAAAAATCAAAATCCCGACTGGTATAGGGCATGTTACTGCTGAAGAAATTTTAATTATATCGTCCGAGGTCGCATTGTTTTTAGGTGTAGCTCCAGACATGGGACAAGGCTATGAAGAACAAACATGGTTTTATTTTAACCCCAAAACTGGCAAGATGGTGAAATAATGGCAAGACCTCTCAAATCAGGGCTTGACTATTTTCCCCATGATACTGATGCCGTCAACGATGATAAACTGCAATCTCTAATGGCGATTCATGGAACGGAAGGATATGCCTTTTATTTTATCATGTTAGAACGTATTTTCCGTATGGAAAATGGGCGGATAACTATAGGAACACAGACGGAAAAAGCAGGTCTGGCTAAAGTTATCGGTATATCTTTAAAGAAGTTTGAGGCTATTCTCTCCACCGCATTAGAGGTTAAGTGTTTTTGCCCTGATATTTTCCGCATGGAAAACTCACTTACCTCTATGGGGATACAGCGGAGGATTGAAACTGTCAAAAATCTTAGGGAAAAAGAAAGAATAAGAAAAGAAAATACTAAAGAGAAATATAAAAGGAAAAGGAAAGCAATTCACGGAAAACCTACGGAAAACCCTAATCCCCTTGATATTAAAAAGAAATTTGGAGAGTTTAAACACGTTTTATTAAGCGAAAATGATGTAATTAAACTACAAGAAAAACTAAAAGGTGATGTTAATATGTGGATTACAACGCTTGATGAGGGGATTGAACAAAAGGGGTATAAATATAACAATCATTGTCTCACAATTTTAAAATGGGCGGAGAGGGAAATTAAAATAACTCCCGATGCGGACAGAGAAAAACTTAAAAGAGATTTAAAGCAGGCATATCAAGCCAGAGAAACCGCTCAGGGCTTTATAGATGCTTGCGACCCCGATGATAAAAGATTACCTGAATTAAAACAGAGAATAACCGGTCTGACTCAAAAAATCGGATTTATAGAGGCAAAAATACGGCAGTAAAAAGGAGGTGAGAAAAAATGAATCAAAGTTGCGAACAAGTTGAAAAAAATGGAGCAATTACAGTTATGGTATCTTCGCTTGAGGAGGAGATGTTTCAAACAAGTGAAGCAATAGCGAGACTACAATCAAGGCTTAACCCTTGCCTGTCGGAGGTAACAATATCAAAAGAGAAACCAAAAACCGTCCCTCTGCCTCCAGCATCTTCTCCGCTGTTGCATAAAATGGAGAAACTTAGAGAGGCAGCAAGGCAGCAAAAAGAGCAAGTGGAGGACATTATTAGCCGCTGCGGGTTGTAGAGACTTTCCAAAAGGCAAAGAGGGATTGAAACTGGCAAGAGCTGCCCGCAAACAAGCTCTCACGGCGGCTTAACGGTGGTTTTAAGGCGTTTAAAGGGGTCAAAAGGTAGTTTGGTATGCCTCCGGCCCCTAAACCGCCTTTCCTTCAATCCTTACTCCAAGAACTATAACCGCATAAACAGCATGTTCTCATACATCCTCCCCGCACTTTTTGCAGGTTAGGCAATCTCCGTTGCAATCCTGCTCTGATTGTTCGGTCGGCTCGTCTTCCATAACCATAATCCCTCTGCTCATTAATACCATGTCTTTGATTAGGCTCACTTTGTCCTCCTTTCAATTTTTTTGTGATGCTAAAAACTCAAATGCCATAGCATTTATTTTCTCCATGTTTCTGTTTTTTGTTATACTGTGATAAATATTATCATGTAGCTCCAGTGGGATATAGATAACTCTTTCTCTGTCAATATGATGCCCCTCCGAACCTTCAAACCACTTGTTCAGAGGAATAAAGCCGAACTGCTTTCTAATAGCGAGACTTCGTTTTTTTGCTTCCTTCCCCCTTGGTGTTTTCCAGTATGCTCTTGAAGAAATATTAGCCTGTTCTTTGTGCGCCCAATACCATTTCCTTGCTGCTTCTGCTCCTTTTTGGGGATGTTTTTGTCTCCATGCTGTTATTAGTTGTTGTATTTGTTCTCTATGTGCCAAACGATAAGTCTTTGTTTGTTCGGGATGTTCACGTTTCCATGCATTACTTCTTTTCTTGTTTTGTGCCAAATGTGTCAAACGGTATTTCCTTGCTTCCTCTTTTATTTGTTCAGGATGTTTCAATCTATATCTTCTTGATTTTTCTTTTAATTGTTCACAATGCGAGAGATAATATGTTCTACTCCATGCTTTTTTCATTTTCTTTTCCTGTTCCAATACGGACTCTTGCACTTTGGACAAACTATAGGCTTATCAATACGTTTTACAAATTCATGGTTACATCTTAAACATTTTTCTTTTTTCATATCATCTCTCCTTTAAAGTATTATACCATAATCATATATTATCAATCAACTCTGGTCATTTTACACCTTCCTCTTTTTCTTTCTCATATTTGCAGTAGCAACAGTCAAATTCATAGCTCCTTAATTCATTTTTACAAACAGGGCAGAGCCAGTTAAAATCATCAGGAAATGCTTTTCCGCCGATGCCTTTTATGATTTTAATTTTCATTTTTCCCCCTCCTCTTTCTGTAATATTTTTTCTATCATCTGTAGTATTAACTGGTTCATGCTTGTATTTCTATCCAGAGCCATTTGTTTCAGCGCTTTGTGGTCTGCCTCACTGAGTCTGATTAGTAGCTGTTTCATTTGTTGCCCTCCTCTATATAGTGTGTTATAACTATTCTGTTACCTATAGGCATTTTATCCAATAGTCCAAAGTTTTCTGCCTCTTTCCTTGTTCTGTATCCACTGGATGATAGTAAAGTTTTGTCTTCCCTATAACACTCTCTAAACCATTTTATATATTTGTTATAGGCTGATGTCCGGCGGATAATTTTGAATTTTATAGTAGTGTGTTCTTCAGTCATTTCCCTTTCTCCTTTTTGCCTTTGCTGAGGCATGTATTGCATGTTTTGCTGAGTTTTTCCATCCCTATTAAGTAATTACCACATTTTATGCATTTCTTCTCTTTTTTCATTTTCCCTCTCCTTTTCCCGCCTTGCCGCCCTTACAGGTGCGGGCTTATCGGGCTAACGAAAAATCTTACATACGCTAACACTGTTCCTGTGCAAACGCTAAAATATCCGCAGGTATATCCGTCCATCCCTCTGTCCCCTCGCATTGCTCTGTTGTCGGTATTCCCTCGCCGTTCCAGAGATAGAGGCAATTATCGTGGTCGCCCGGCTTTTCTATGCCGCTGATTTGCAATATTAAACCGCTGGCTGTGTTGCGTTTTACACTCAAATGATACGTTAATTCTGGTCCGTCGACATAATCCCATTCATGTATCCATTCCCACTCGCCCTGAAAATCTTCCTCTGTCCATTTTTTCATTTTCTTACCTCCTTGATATTAATATATCATATCTATATATCATTGTCAAGGTTTATTTTATGATAATCTTTAAAAACCTGTAACTCTATGATTTATAACGATTTTATTTCAGATTATGTAAAATTTAGAGCAGTAAAAAACGCTGTGAAAAGCAAAAAAACCGCTTAGGTAGGTTAAAAAATAGCTATTAGCATAATCCATGCCAGTCAGATTATGTTAAATCCAGTCGGCCTGTCAAAAACCGTGCCAGCTCTAAAATCAAAAAACATGCCAGAAAGCCACAAAGAAAAAAAATAAATAACTTGTAAAAAATATGGAAGAGGAGTATAAAGATAGATACAACAAGCAGCAGGCAAGCAGGCAGCGGTGGAAGTCTCCGCCCCGGACTCGGCGCAAGCGGCGGACCCGGCAAACGGAGTGCAGGCACACGCCGGACCCGGAACAGAGGGAACGGAACTCGGAGCCACCTGTGGAGTAGCTGGCAATCTGATGCCGGAGAAATCCGGGAAAAATGATTGAGCGAACAGCCGCCCTGATTTGTCTGCGATTATTTTTCACTCATAAAAAAATAGGCTACAAGAACGTCTGAATAACCTATATCATACTATCAACCACCACTCGTTAATCAATCCTGAGGCATTTTAGACGGTATCAAATTCGGTAAGCATTTACCCGTTTTGTGCAATCTAAAGAAAATACTTGACATTTTACCCAGAATATGTAATGCTTTACCCAAGATGGGTAATGTATGAGTAATAAAGTTGTGCCAAAACTAATAAAACTAAAAGCCCTGTCCCTTGTGCGCAAAGGTAAACAATCTAAAGCAGTTGTAGCAGCATCTATAGGTGTAGCCCCAAAAACTATATACCAATGGATTAACGAGGAAAATCAAAGACTTGAACTGCTTAAGCCAGAGCAAAAAATTAAACTGTGGGAACGGGAAAGTATTAAGGATGCAAAACTTGCAGCCACAGCAAGGGAAAGTTTACAAAAGATGTTAGATTCAGCTCCGCAGTCTATCGCAACAGATACAAAAAGGGCAATTATGCACTCTGCCAGTGTGGTTTCCGGAATAAAATGGGATAAATCAAGGCTTGAAGCCGGTCAATCGACGATTAACATTAGTTTGTCTGCAGTAGTACGCGATAGCGTACGAGAGTTAATCACACCTTCAGTGGTTTCAATACCTACAGACAGAGGAGTAGAGGAGTGATAAATTATCTTATTACAATATTTTAGGCAGAGTGATAGAGAGGGGGGCATGGGTCAACGGCCGTGTACCCCAATATAAGTTATATCCCTTTAGGCTACAAATGTAAAACAAAAGGACTTATAGTGGGGGATAAGTGAATCAACAAAAGAGTAAGATAACACAGGCAGGTGAGCCATTGCAGAAGATGAGTGATGGGGAGATAATACAGCGATGGGCGCAATATCCTATTGAATTTATTAATTTTATGTTTCCAGTTTTAAAACTAACAATGCAACAGGAGGGGGGGTTTATAGAATTAGGGCAATTGGTTAGGGCGAAGTTTAGGAGGGCGCAGGGCAAGAGATTAACAGAAGAAGAAGTGGGGTATGCAAATAAGATAGGGTTATCAATTATGAGTGGGATGGGGACAGGGAAAGACACGTTTGCTGCTTTGGTAATATTATGGGCTAACTATTGTTTACCGGACTGCAAAAACATAGCAACTGCAAACAATGCCAAACAGATACGCAATGTATTATGGGCTGAGATTGCTAAGTGGATGAGGCGGGAAGCGAGGAAGTTAGAAGGTACAAAACAGACAATGTTAGAGCAGGTATTGGAGCTTCATAGTGAGAAATTATTTTACAAGGAATTTAAAGGAGAGTCTTGGTTTACAGAAGCGGTTACGGTTAATACTAAGTTATCTGAGGAAGAGCAAGCAGAGGGAATTGCAGGTAGGCATGAAGATTTTCAGATTATAGTAATTGATGAGGCTTCTGGAATTGCTAATGCAGTATTTAAGAATTTTGAACGCACTCTTACAAGAGCCTTAAATTTAATGATTATTATATTTAATCCTAAGAGGGCTAAGGGGTATGCAGTGGAAAGCCAGCATGACCCCCGCTTTATAGCACTTAGATGGAATGCTGAGGAATCAGAACTTGTTGACCAGAACCATGTTAGAAGGCAGGCTGAAAAGTATGGTAAGGATAATAACGACTATAGGATTTCTGTTCTTGGACTTCCGCCGCTTGTGGATGAGACTACACTTATTCCATCCGATTGGATTGAAGATGCTATTGATAGGGAATTGGTGGTTTCAGAGCAGGACTTGCTGATAAAGTCTTTGGATTGTGGTGCTGGAGGGGATAAATCAATTATCTGCACAAGAAGAGGAATGTATGTTTATCCACTTGAACGTAATAACTCACCGGATTCTGTAGTGCTTACAAACTGGGCTTGTAATAATATAGATATGGCTATTCCAGATGTCTTTCGTGTTGATACTGTTGGAATCGGCTGGGCTGTGGAGGGAAATTTAAGAGAGAAAAAGGGGTTGATAATAGAGGCTGCTGACAGCCGCCGTACTGCGGATAATCCAGAGCGATTTGCAAATAAAAGGGCTGAAATGCACTGGAATCTTAGAGATGTTTTTGAGCGTGGCGTAATTTCAATACCAGACGATATTGATTTAATCAAGCAGCTACGAGCCTTACGAGTAAAATATAATAATAAGGGTCAATTACAGATAATTGAGAAAGCAAAGCTTAAAAGTGAAATTGGACATTCACCGGATGAAGTGGATGCATTAGCCTTATCTTTTTTTAGAAGCGACAGTTTTGTTTCAAAAGGCGGAAAGGGGTTTGTATGGAAACCTAAATTTTATTATAATGCAAACAGAGAAAGCTGGCTTGGAAGTTAATTTTAAAGAAAAATCTTGACATAATGTTTTTTTATAGTATAAAGAACAAGAGACGACGAAAAATAGCAGGAGTAAGGGTTGAAGAAAGAAACCATAAAGGGGTTAAAGGTGATAGCAACTGGGGGAAAAAAAATTGAAAAAGCATTAAATGATAAAAATATCCAGAATGCATTGAAGTATATGCCTATTGATAATTTTATGTTTGAGTCAGGAGATTATTACATCTCTAATTTATGGAAAACAGGTTTAACATATGTCTATCGCAGACAGCGGGGCAAAGGAAAGATTAGGGGAAATGAAAATAGAAAATGAAAAAATAATCTTTGATAGCGGGGTGGTTATAAGCGTTGAAGATTATATTGGTATAGCCGAAAATTTAGAACAAATCTCAATAGGCTGTGATGCTATTATATATAGCACTGGTTGGACAAACTATGACAGTAAAACAATACTGTTGCCGTTAGAACGCATAGAACTTTCAAATTATATGATTAAAAGATGGACGAAGTTTAAAGACATGACAATACAAAGTATTGGAACAAAATGGAGGAGTAATTGGTAGCAAAGCGTAGAAAAAAGGTTGGAGAAAAAGAAGTCAGTCCAAATGGAAAAACCGAAGAGAAGATTCTTGCTACAGCAAGAAAACGCTTCTCAAAACTTGTATCTGAACAATACTCTATGAGAGCCAAAGCCCTTGAAAATATAAATTTCACATATAATATTGATGATTCCCAGTGGCCTACAGCAGAGAAAATAAAAAGAACAGATAAAAAACGCCCCTATCTTACACATAATAAGCTTTCTAAGTTTGTAGCTCAGGTTGCTAATCGTGAACGAGACCAACGGATAGCTCAAAAAGTCAAGCCTGTTGATAGTAAGGCCGACCCCGTAATAGCTGATATTTTAACAGGCTATATTCACAATATAGAGTATCAATCGGGAGCGGATATTATCTATGCACAGACCGGAGAGCAAGCCTTAGCCGGTGGGTTTGGATATTTTAGGATTCTAACAAAATACGTAGAAGATTCTTTTAATCAAGAAATATTTATAAAACATATTGAAAATCCTTTCTCAGTTTATTTAGACCCCCGTGGGAATTATGGCTTTATCCGTGAAGCTATAATAAAAGAGGACTTTGAGTCTCAATACCCAAAAAAAGAAGCCAGAGATTTCGGCGAGTTCGGAATAGGCGAGGAGTATGAATTATGGTATGAAGACGATAAGATCTTTATTGCAGAATATTTTTACAAAGAAGAAGTTGATTATACGCTGGCAGAGGTAATGTTTGAAGGCGATATAGACGGACACCCTGAAACAGTTGAACTGGATGAAGAGAAAACACCTGAAGTCTTAATGGCTAATGGTTACAAAATCTTAAAAACAAGAGAAGGTAAAAAGGATGTTATAAAGTGGTGCAAAATTACCGGCGATAGCATTGTGGAGGGTTTTGAAAATGGAGAGGTTAGAAATTGGGTCGGCAATAAAATTCCTATAATTGAAGTAGTGGGCAATAAAATTAATGTAGCCGGAAAAATTCATAAAAGAGCATTAATTGAAGATGGTAAGGACCCCCAACGTCTATATAATTATGCAATAACAGCAATAGCAGAAAGAGCATCTCTGACTCCTAAAGCTCCATATATCGTTACACCAGAAATGATTAAGGGTTATCAGCAAATGTGGGATGTGGCTAATGAAGAAAATCTACCATATCTGATTGCTAACCAGACTACTATGGGTTTCCCGAAGAGACAAGACCCGCCCTTATTAGACCAAGGACTTATGATGATGACAAATCTTGGAGATAAGGATATTCAGGATACTATCGGTATGTTTGATTCTTCATTTGGGGAACGTTCTAATGAACGCTCAGGAAAAGCAATTAATGCGCGAGCAAACCGCTCTGATATGGGAACTTATCATTTTCCTGATAATTTGCACAGAGCAATTATGGATTTGGAAAGACAATTAATATATATCATTCCAAAAGTTATTGACACAAATAGAATGTTGCGCATCAGAGACTATAAAAACGCAGAAACTCTTGTTGAAGTCAATAAAACTGTATTAGACCCTGTCTCAGGCAAGACTTTTACTGTAAATGACCTCTCTGTTGGGAAATATGACTTAGAAGCTGGTTTAAAAGTTTGGTCAACCAGAAGGGAAGAAGCTGTACAGGGTTTCTTAGAAGCTATGCAGTATGCGCCTATGATTGCACCTATAATTGCCAAACATTACTTTAAGAATGCTGACTTCCCTGATGCTGGTGAGTTAGCTGTAGAAATAGAAGCATTTATGAAAAATCAACAGCAAATAACAAATCAAGAAGGAGGACAGTGATGGAGGAGACAATCGTTACAGACGATGCTTTAATAAGCGATTCTGATACCTCAGTTAAAACTGATGGTTTAGAAACAGAAATAAAGACAGACGAAGGAACACCGCCTGATGGGGTTACTGTCCCTCAAAAATCAGATGCAGACACTACAAAAAAAGCCGATGTAGAGGATGCTAAGTTAGCATGGAATTTACGCAACGAAAGAAGGGCAAGAAAAGAGGCAGAAGAAAGAATAGCGGTCTTAGAAGCTAAGATTGTAACTCCGGCTGAAACAAGGCCAAAAGTTCCGTTGTATGAGGACTTTGAGTCAATTTCAGATTACAATGAAGCAGTTGCGAGTTATCATGAAAATCTTTTCGATTGGAAAATTAAACAAAGAGAGCAAGAAGTAAACATTCAAACCGTTAATTCCAATAGAAGAGAGGAAATGAGAAAACTGGATGATACTTATAATGAGAAGGCAGCTAAGGCTATTGAAAAATATTCCGATTATATTGATGTTGTTGAAAAATCTCCATTTACTTATGCAATGGAAGAGGCGATAAAGAAATCGGAAAATTCCGCCGAGATTGCTTATCATATCAGTAAAAATCCAGAGATTCAGGGTAAACTGCTAAATTCTTCCCCAATTGATGTTGCTATAGAGATTCATAAGCTTGACTTGAAATTCACACAAGGCTTAAATCAGAAAAGGGTTAGTTCTGCGCCATCTCCCATAACACCCGTTAATTCAGAAGGAGCGGGTGTTGAAAAAGACCCGTCTAAAATGTCTGATGACGAGTATTTTACATGGGATAAGGCCAGGAAAGTCGCAGCATTTAAAAAAAAACAAGAACGATTTATGTAGGAGGATAACCAATTATGGCTAATTCATGGAAAACCTTAGCAGATGGCGATATAGTCCGCAAGGCATTACCGTCTTTCACAAATGCACTAAAATTTGTGAAAACTATCAGTCATCAATATGATACACGTTTTGGAGTAACAGGGGCTAAGAATGGTGGAACTTTACTTCTTAGAGAACCTAACGAGTTTACCGTAAGGTCTGGTGCGACAATGGATGTGCAGAATATTACTGAAACCACACAGACCTTGACACTTGCAACCCAGAGAGGGGTTGATATAGACGTAAGCACTATAGACCATACCCTTTCTGTAGATGATTTTGAAGATAGGGTTCTTAACCCTGCAATGGAAAGATTAGCGGCAGAAGTTGAAAACATAGTTCTTGCGAATGTTTACAAGGATGTATTTAACTTCTCAGGCACAGCCGCAACAACTCCAGCTTCTCAATTGGCAGTGTTGAATGCAGGGGTTAAACTTTCTCAGGGGCTTGCTCCAGATGACAACAGGTATATTCTGTTTGATTCTGTTGCAATGGCAACTACAGTTAATGCTTTTGCTCTGTATTTTCACAAAGCATCTGAAATCGAAAGACAGTTTAATACAGGCAAAATAGGCGAAGCCGCTGGGTTTTCATTTATGGAATCCAATATGCTCCCTTCTCACACTAACGGCACAAGAACTGATGTAACTCCAGTATGTAATACCTCAACTGGTATTACCAGTGGATCGGCTTCAATAGTTTTAACCGCAGGTCTTTCAGAAGGGACTTATTTGAAGGGCGATGTATTTACTATTGCAGATGTCTATGCAGTAAATCGCCAGACAAAGACAAGATATTCTCACCTGCAGCAGTTTGTTGTTACAGCAAATGCAACAGCAATTGCTGGTGGTGTAACCCTTACTGTCTCACCTGTCCCTGTTACCTCTGGTGCAAAGCAGAATGTGGAACTTGTTTCAGCTGGTGCAAGTAAGGCTGTTACAGTTGCTGGTTCTGGAAGTTCAGGTGCAGCCAGCACAGTTTATACCCAGCCATTGGCATATCACAGAGATGCCTTTACGTTTGTATCAGCAGACCTTTATACAGAACCGTCTCAGAAAATGACGAAAGCTGTAAAGGATGGGATTTCTCTAAGGCTATGGCGGGCTGGAGATATTATAAACGATACATTCCCTCTCAGATTTGATGTGGTATTCGGATTTAAAACTATTCGTCCTGAGTGGGCATGCAGGGTGCGGGGATAAAAAATTTAGATAAAGGAGGAAAATAAGTATGGCAGTAAAATATCTTGATGACGGTAATGATGATGGGACTAATTTCGGTCAGTCAACAACTGGTAAGATTGGCTTCTATGGGCTTGCAACACCTATAGTTCAGCCTACAGGAGCAACTAATGTATCACCAACAGACGCATCAACTACCAATGTTACACCATTAGCAGCGGCGGTTAACCGACTGATAGCTGTGTTAGTTAGTCTCGGTCTTATGTCCGATATTAATTAACGGTTGATGGTTAATGGTTGTTGAAATTGTTTATGTAGCAGTTTGCAGTCTACTCCTGCCCTTTTTTATGTTGGGGCAGGAGTATGATGGCAGACAATACCCTTTTATAGCCGTATCCGCTTTATATGGGTTATGGTTATTAACAGGGGGCTATGCCATGCCTTATGATGTTATTACTCAGGCTGTGTTGGCCATAGCCTTGTGGTGGACTGCATCTTTAATATGGAGTAAAACACATCAAAGCCAGTTAGAGCTTTTGAATTGTTTTTCGTATTTGCTATTATTTTCAGCAGCCAGAACATTGCCAGTAGAACTTGCGCTTTATGCTGTTTTGCCTGTTGGAACAATATTAGCTTTTTTACAGTTATACAGGCAGGTTTTTAAATATAAAAACCCCTTCCCTATATTTGGCAACCGAGTACATAATGCGGCGTTTATTCTGCCGAGTATGATGGCTGGCGTATGGTTATCTATTATTGCCCCTACTGTTGAGGCTGCTGGGCTATTAGCTTTACTGGCTATTTTCTCTGGACTTGCGGTTATAACATCTAAGAGCAAGGGGTCAATTCTGGCTATGCTGTCAGGTTGTTCTGTCATTGGAATATGGCTTATGGATGTATATTTGCTTATTGGCATTATGTCTGTAGTAGTTTTTGTTTTAGTGATTTTTTTTAGAAATAAAGAAAAGAACTGGAATTTCTATAACATTAGGGGTTCATACAATGAAAGGTTTTTGATATTTGTATCAGCGTTATGTATGATTAAAAAAAGTTTTTTTATAGGGCATGGGCTTAGAATGTTTAGAAAGCTAATGCCTGAAACTATTATTAATTTTATAGCTAAAAATAAGTATATCGCTTCAAAGATATTGAACAAAAAAACAAGTGTTCCACGCAATATAATTTTTTCAAATAGAGTCCACAATGATATTTTAGAACTATGGGTTGAACTTGGGATAGTTGGAGTGTTTCTTTTTATATACCTTTTCATGCAGATTAGACTTGACGCATTGTCTACTGGGTTTTTGGTAATGGCTGGAGTTTGTGGAATGACTTTTTTCTTTCTTGGAGTTAATCATACTGCAATACCTTTCTGGATTGTTATGGGTTCTGTTGCAGGAATAGCAAACAGCAGTGTAGGTGGAACATGGGTTTTAAAAGCAGTTGGCTTTGTTATTTGTTTATATGCTATATGGAATGTCTTGAGAAAATTCTTAGGTTATATGTATTTTTCACAAGCCTTTCTATCTAATGACAATAATAAAAAAATAAAACTTTTAAGAGAAGCTTTACACAAAGATTCTGATAATGGTGATTACCTTTTTTTACATAGTTATTACACTTTTGAAAGCCATCCTCACGAGGCTTTATATTCACTTATGAAAGCCATAACCCATTATGACGGCAACAGGGTGATATGGGGCTTATGGGATAATTTGTCAAGGCTTGTATTTACACTGGATAAAATAAAGATTTCTAAGTGGGCGAATAGTATGGCATTAAAATATAATAGCGTTCATGCAACGAGTTTAGAAATGAAAAAAATCATAGAACAAAAAGAAGTTTTTTTAGCGAAAGTAGTAGAGGCGCTAACAAAGAAAAATAAGGTAAAAAAATAAAGGAGATGATATGTCAACAACTGCATTAACCATTATAAATTCTGCGCTTAGAAAAAACGGAGTAGATGAGCCCAATGCAATAGAGCAATCCAATGCATTAGCCTGTCTAAACGATATGCTTTCATATCTGAGCATTGACGGACTGCTTATCCCGTACATTATAAAGGAAAGTTTTGCTCTTTCAACAGGAGTAACAATGCCTCGTACCATTGGTTCCGGCGGGAATTTTGATACAGCAAAACCTATTAAAATCATAGATGCTTATCTTAGAGATTCAAGTTCAACTGACTCTCCACTGGATGTTAATATGTCTGAGCAGGAATATAATAATATTGTCAATAAAACCACAACAGGAACTCCAACAAGACTGTGGTATTTGACAAGTTATCCCCTTGGGAATATCTATATGGATTATGTCCCCAATACTGCATATACGCTGATTCTGGATTCTATGAAGCAATTAGAGGAGTTTACGCTTCTTAGCACAGCCTTTAATTTCCCCAATGAGTATAGGCTGCTCTTAACCTTTAATCTGGCTGTAATGCTTTCTTCTGAATATGGCAGTAGTCTGGCTGATGAGGTTATAGCCATTGCAGAACAAAGCAAAATGGCCATAAGAGCCAATAACATAAAAGTAATGCCTATTGCCATTCCATCCGGTCTTAGATGGAATCAGAGCATGGGTGGAAATATTTTATTAGGAGGTTAATATGGCACAAAAAGCAACACAGATTGATTTTCTATTATCGGGTATGACTGATGCGGCTGGAAATGCTTTAGCATTAGGGAAGGTGTATTGTTATGCGGCAGGCACGGATGACACAAATAAAACAATATGGTTGGACATGGATAAGGCAACACCGGCGGATAATCCAATTATTCTGGACTCAAAAGGTACAAAACTTAGATACGGAGACGGACTTTATAAGTTTGTTATAAAGGACTCTGCTAATGTAACAATAGATACAAGAGATAACATTTCAATAGGACTCACACAAGGTCCTTGGATAGATGTAGCTGAATATGCTTCTCTCACAGCAGCAGTAACTGCAATAGGGACAGTTACTGATACCACTTTGCTTATCAATAGTTCAACAGCAGTAACAGCAAACACGACAGTCACAGCGAATATCAGGTTACAATTTACAGCAAAAGGGTTAATTACCAAAACATCAGGAACTCTATTAATTGCAAGAGTTCCTGAAGGGATGGGGTTAGAACAAAGATTCGTTGGTTTTGATATAGATGATGTAACCCTTAGCGTAGGCGCAGTGCAAGAAGTTCACCCAGAGTGGTGGGGCGAGAATACAACTCCTGGCACAACAGATATGTCAACTGAGGTACAGTCAGCTATAAATTCAATCCCAATAGCAGCAACACAAGGTGAAATGGGGGGTGGTGGGATAGTAAAATACAATACAGGTATATATCTTCTCAACACAGGATTAACCAATAATGGCAGAAAAGTGTCCTTTTTAGGTAGTGGAATTGACAATACAACTTTAAGAAAAGGGGCTGGAATTGATTTAATAAAAATGGATTCATATTTCAATTTTCAGTCTATCAGAGATATGACCTTAGACGGTAACTCGCAGACAGGAACGCTTATATACTTAAATACTCCGAACTACTGGTCTCTTGAGAATCTCAGTCTGAAAAATAATGGGGGAACAACAGCAGATACTAATGCAGCCTTATATTGCGAACAATCTACAGTTGGGCACATGAAACATATTATGTTTTTTAATAATATCCGTGATGGTTATTTTAACACGGTTAATGCTCTAAAAATCTACGATATTCACCTATCAACAGATGAAAGTGGGGCAGTTTATGATGGGATGGAGTTTGTAAGTATAACAGATATAGAGATATATGGGATTACAATGTCAGGGAAAAGTGGAGGGTTAGCTTTTAAGTCTTGTTATAATGTGAAGATTAATGGAGCATATTTAGAGCATACCCATGCTTTTAATGTTATTACGGTTGGGGTTTTAGGACAGCCTACTCGTGGGTTCTCTCTGTCTGGGGTTAATATATCAAGGTCGGGTACAGATGCTTCAGTTTCACCCACAATTCTTGTGCAGTCGTCATCAAGTGGAATAAGCATATCAGATGTTGTTATTTATTTATCACAAAGTGTTGGAGCGCATACTGTTGGATGGATAGAATTAGTGGAAGCAACTAATGTTTCAATTAAAAATGTTATTATAAGGGGTTTTAATGCCGTATTAACAGCCGCTAATGTGATAAAAACATCAAGTGTAGGCCCTGATTATGTAACCCTTGAGAATATCTATGCACAGGATAACGTAGGGAATACAGAATCTATGACGCTTAGAGCAGATTATCTCATTGTTAGGAACACAAATATTCCTATTGAAATTAATGGTAACAGCACTAATGTTCTATTTGAAAACGCAAGTGGTGTAATAACTGGGAATGCAGAGATTTCTATTGCATCTGCTACCGCTTTGGCAGTGGGTGAAAGTCCAGTTTACTCTGTTTCAGGAACAACAAGTATAACATCCATTACAGCAGAAAGCACAAGAGTAGGGAAAAGAGTTACGCTTATCTTTGCTGACATCTTAACTTTCACAAAAGGGAATAATTTGAAACTTGTTGGGAATTTTGTTACAAGTGTTGATGATACTATAACGCTTGTTTCAGATGGAATAAACTGGATAGAGGTGAGTAGGAGTATTAATTAAATGCCTAATCTACCAATAAATACACCAGTATATGCAAACATAGACGAGTGGGCGTTGACTAACTGGTGCGCTGACCTAAAGAACGGCTACATGCAGAAGGTTGAAGACCGGCTTATCACGTCTAAACGTCCGGGGCTTAAAGAGTGGGCTGATTTAGGGGAAGGAATAGGACAGAAGATAGATGATATTTACTGGTGGGAATCAGCAGGGTATGCTGTTGTGCTTTGTAACGGGAAATTATTTAAACTTGAAGAATTTGGTGGGGTAACCCAAATAACAGGCGCAGTTATAGAAAAAGGAGTGGTGGGGACATTTGTAGATTATGGAGCAACGCTTTTTTTTGCAGCTAAATCTAAGATTAATTCTACAACAGGCATAACGGCTACAGAACTCTCAGATGTGGATGCACCTACAAATGTAACGCATTTAGCCTTAATAGACACTTATCTTATTGCAACAAATAACGATAATTCGTTTGAATGGGCTGATGCCGATACGCCTACGGAATGGCAGGCTTTAAGTTATGCTGAAGCGGTAGCGATGGAAGATGATGTTATAGCGGTTAAAAGTGCATGGGATGAGGTGTATTTAATTGGTTCACAAACTATGGAAGTCTGGTATCTATCCGGTGGAACAGAGGTGTTTGCCCGCAGACCATCATCAACAGTATTCCGTGGTTGTATTGCCAAATATACACCTTTATTTGCTGATAATGCACTTTGGTATTTGGATAATACAAGAAGATTTGTAAGGATTGAAGGCAGAAGTCCTACAATCATGTCCGAGTCTTTTGATAGGGAAATACAGAGGTTGGATGTAGTGTCTGATGCAAGGACATTTCTTTGTGAATGGGAAGGCAAAAACTGGATTATTCTTAACTTTCCAACTGAATCCCGGACATTTGTCATGGATTATATAACTGGTTTATATCTTGGCGAATGGACTTTATGGAATGAACCACTGGCTCAGCATGAAGGGTATATTGGCAATTGTGTTTGTTATGCAAAAGGTTGGAATAAATATCTCATTGGTTCAAGAAAAGAGTCTAAAATCTATACAATTGATGCGGACACATACACTGATAATGGCAATATAATTAAGTTTGAAAAAAAGACCGGACATATCTCATATCAGACTCTTAAAGATAAGAGAACCTATAGATATACCTATAAAATTAAAAGGGGATTTGGCGGAACTACCACACCTTATATGATGGAAAAACATAGAGATAATGGCAAGCAGGAATGGTCAACAGAAAGACTTATAGATTTAGGCAAGGAAGGTGATTATGAATCTATTAAGAAACTTCATAGAATGGGGCATTATAGAACAAGACAGACTCATTTCTCGGTTACAGATAATGTTCCTGTAATTATGATTGAAGCTGAAGAAGAAATAGAGGCTTGGAGGAGATAATGGCAAAGCCTATAAACCCGCCGCCACTTAGAAACCAGAATGACTTATATTTATACCTGCGGGAACTGGAACGTTTTTTAAATGGGGTTGCAACCATATCCAGTTTGTCATGGATAACTTTTGATTTTACCAATTCTAACATAACCGACATTGTTACACGTTTTCATAATGATTTACAGGGTAGAACTATAGCGTCTGCCCACCCAGCAAGTGCAATAGATTATACACCATCAGGTACTATTTCCGCTACTAAGGTTCAAGCTGCTATAACAGAATTGGAGCAAGAGAAACAAGCATTATTAATAAATTCTGCGGGGCTTATGGCAGCATTGAGTGATGAGACAGGAACAGGGCTTGCTGTTTTTAATACATCTCCTACTTTTGAAACATCTATTTTAGGAAGTTTTTTAACGGCCTCTGAGATACTTGGAACAGACGCAGATAAAAAACTTGTATCTCTTGCTGTAGCAATATACCCATCTCTTGTGGAGTTAGCCTTTGTAAAGGGAGTAACTTCTGCAATTCAGACACAATTAAATGCTAAAGCTCCATTGATTTCCCCGACCTTTGCAACGTCAATTATAGGAAGTTTTTTAACTGCTTCCGAGATTTTAATAACAGATG